ATTACAAGTTTTCAGAATGACAAACCTTATTTTGAAGAAGTCAGAGAAACGATGGCTGGATTACTCCAAGCTGGAATGGCTGATGACTTACAAACCGCTTATGACAAAGCTATAAGATTGCAAGATGGAGTATTTCAGAAAGTACAGGCTGAACAAGCCAATAAATCTGAAGCTGACCGCCATGCAAAAGTAGCCCAAGCTAAAGCAAAAGCTCTATCCCCGAAATCTGCCACGCCTACAGCGTCTATGAGTTCAAGTGGAAAAGGCGCAAGTATCAGAGACTCTTTAATGGAATCATTTGAGAAATCTGGTTCAATCATATAAACATAGGAGATTATTATGGCTTTTGCCAATTCATCTGTGTCTGATATTATTGCCACCACTATTCAATCACGTAGTGGCAAATTAGCAGACAACGTAACACTTAACAATCCTTTATTGGATCGTTTAAAAAAACGTGGCAATGTTCGTCCTTTTTCAGGCGGTAATGTAATTCTTGAAGAAGTAATGTACAACGACACATCTACAAACAACACTAACAGCTATAGTGGTTATGAAACTCTGAACATTGCGCCTAATAGCCCAATTTCAGCAGCTCAATTCAATATCACTCAATACGCTTCAGCAGTTACTATCTCAGGCTTGGAAATGTTGCAAAACAGTTCTAAAGAAGCGATTGTAGATTTGTTAGAAGGTCGTATTCAAGTAGCTGAAGCTCAACTGACTAACCGTATCCAAACTGATATTTATGGTAATGGTACAGGTAACTCAGGTAAGAACTTAACTGGTTTAGCTGCTGCTGTTGCAGATAGTCCATCTACAGGTACTTATGGCGGTATTGATCGTGCTACATGGTCTTTCTGGCGTAACCAAGCTTTCTCTGGCGTAACTAATGGTGGTGCTGCTGTTTCTGCTGCAAACATTCAAGCTTACATGACACAATTGGCTATCAAGCTAGTTCGTGGTAATGATAAAGCTGATTTGATTGTTGCTGATAACAACTACTACTCACTATATGTAAACTCATTGCAAGCTATCCAACGTGTAACTTCTGCTGAAGAAGGTGCTGCTGGTTTCGCATCATTGAAATTCTATGGTGGCGGTACTTCTGCTGATGTAGTATTGGGTGGTGGTATTGGTTCTCAAGCAACTGCTAATCACATGTGGTTCTTGAATACTAACTACTTATTCTTCCGCCCTCATGCAGAACGTAACTTCGTGCCTATCGGTGGCGAACGTCAATCTGTAAACCAAGACGCTGTTGTTAAATTGATCGGTTGGGCTGGTAATCTTACAAGCTCTGGCCCACAATTTAGTGGCGTTTTAACTGCTTAATTAAGGGGATATATCATGGCATTTTCAGTAACCCCTCTAGTAGGGATTGATTTAACAAACACAGTAACCGCAGCTTCTATTACTGCTGGACAACAAGTTGCAAACCAATTGTTAGGTGTGCAAGTATTTGGTTCAGATGGCTTACGTTATGTTTTCGCTAAAGTTGGTGCAGGTGGCCTAGCTGCTTCTGCTACTTCAGTAACAGTAAACGCAACTACTTTTGTAGCAACTGCAACTGGCGGTTCTTATATCGCTCCTGCAACTGCAACAGTAATTGGTGACTATGGCTGGTTTGGCATAGCTTCAGTTTAAGTAATGAGAATTCTCACCTAGCAATAGGTGGGTTTTCTAGTTGGCATTTATAATGAGTGTCATCTACAAAACCCAAACCACTTTGGAGAATTACAATGGCAATAGATACAGATTTTAATAACCCAGATTCACGATTAGCGGTAAGATTCTATCAGCGAGAAATGGATAATCAATTTCAAACTAGCGTAGAAGGTCGGCCCATTAAATATATGGCAGACTTTATCATTATTGAAATACCTGGTGATAGAAACACGATTATTGATACATTTGCACGTGAAGAGCATCAAAAACGCTTTCCAGTACAATGGGCGTTATATCAGAATGAAAAATCTGATGGTGGTTCTGAGATACAAGGTACACTACTACGTGACTGGCCTATCTTAAATGCAGCACAAGCAAGTGAGTTAAAACACTTTAAATTTTATACTGTAGAGCAAGTAGCAAGTGCTTCAGATGAGCAAATTAGTTCAATTGGTATGATGGTAGGCACAAGCCCATTATCATTCCGAGATAAAGCTAAAGCCTTCTTAGCTAATGCTAAAGATTCTGCGGTAGTACAACAACAAGCTGATGCCTTACGTTTACGTGATGCTGAGATTGATGGCTTAAAACAACAGATGCAAGAGTTATTGGGTAAGTTAAACAAACCAGAAAAGGCTGAGAAACCAGCTAAAGCTACATAAATAAAGGAAAAGGTATGGCAACTCTATTACAACTTGTTCAACAGGCAACTGGTGAAATGGGACTTGCCGTACCTGCTTCTGTGTCAAGTAGCACAGCGACAGATATAGTTCAGTTAATGTATCTAACTAATGCTGTTGGATATGAGTTAGCAAGAGAATTTCCTTGGGAATCATTAAACAGAGAATATCGTTTCTATACAGCTTATGCCCAAAGTGATGCCATTGTAGTCAATCAAAGCGCAACTATTACAGGCATTGATGCTGCGGTAGTAGCTCAGATGGTAGCAGCAGGGGCAACTAATTGGATGGTGACAGGCTTAGGTATCAATCAAGATACTTATATTACTGGCACTCCAACAGCTACAAGCGTAACAGTTAGTCAATTACCTACTGCTTCTAACGCAACACAACTTACTTTTGGTCAAACTAAATACCCACTTCCTGCTGATTGGGATCGTCAAACTGATCGTACACATTACGACAAGTCTAAAAGATGGGAGATGCTTGGCCCAACTTCACCTCAACAATGGCAGTTCTTAAAGTCTAGTTATATCTCTACTGGCCCACGTGTACGTTATCGTATTATGGGTGGTGAGTTTCAAATATGGCCTATTCTATCTACTAATGAGTACATGGGGTATGAGTATATATCTACAGCATGGGCTGACAGCGCATCAGGAACGCCTCAGACGAGTTTAATCTTAGATACTGATACTTGTATCTACCCACAGCGTTTAATGGTCTTAGGCATCAAAAGAAAATATTTTGAGATTAAAGGTTTTGATACTTCAGCATTTGAACGAGATTATCAAATTGAATTAAATATTGCTAAAGCCAACGATCAAGGGTCAGCAACATTATCATTTGCACCAAGAACAGCCAATGTATTAATTGGTTGGGAGAACATCCCTGACAGCCAATATGGAGCATAGTGTTTATGCGGTTTGACAAGAACAAGTAATTACTGTTAGTATAATACTTCAATAACTAATTGGAGTATGAAATGCCTAGAAATTATGTACGGACAACAGATAACTTTGCAATGTCATGGGCTTTTAGACAAATGTCATTTTGGGAAAGAGTAGAAGCACAAACAATCATTGATGACAATGGTTGTCACATATTTACAGGAACTAGGGATGAATGTGGATATGGTAGAATTTGGCAAGGTAAAAAGTTAGTAAGGCTTCATAGAGCTACATATGAAAAACTGCATGGTGAAATACCTAAGAAAATGGTAATCATGCACAAATGTGATGTTCCTGCTTGTATTAACCCAAAGCATTTAATGCTGGGAACACAAAATATGAATATTAAAGATATGTTTGATAAAAAAAGAGATAATATTTTGCATAGTGAAGATCATGGAATGGCTAAACTTACTAATGCTGATATTCCTATTATTAGAAAAAGATTAATTGATGGTGATACTTGTGTATTAATTGCCAAAGATTATGGGGTAAGTGACGGAATGATAAGACACATTAAGCATGATAGGGCTTGGAAACACATATAATGGCAGATAAATACGCATTAAAATTAGCAGCATTATTAGGTGGCTCACCACAACAAGGTGGGCTATCTTATGGTGACTATCCTAATCCTTATCAAAATCCTAATGCTAATGGCGGTGGATTACGTGCTTATAAAGAAGGTACTGGATATGGCGGTCAAATGATGCCTAAAGGTCAAGGTTGGTTAGGAGAATTGCCTAATACAGGTACGCCAAATTCTGTTTCTACTGAATTGTCAGTAGGTGATAGTCGTGGTGACTTTCCATCAATAACGCCAAATACTTCTGCCGACCAATTAAAAAGACTATTAGCATTAAAGCCTAATCAACGTATGCCTAATGATATTTATAATACTGCTTTAGATTTTGCTAATCAACGTAGAGCTTCTGGTTTAAATCCATTTAAGGATTCAATGTAATGGCAGCTAAAAGAGCAGTATCTCAGCCAGTATCAGTACCTGCTCCAGTTGGCGGATGGAACGCACGTGATTCATTGACTGCTATGCAATCTAATGAAGCTGTAGTGCTTGAGAATTGGTATCCTGCTACAACAGAATGTATATTAAGAAATGGTTATACTAAATGGGCAACAGGCATTACAGGTCAAGTAGAAACAATCATGGCTTATGCTGGTGCTGCAACTAATAAGCTATTCGCTATCGCAGGTACAGTTGTTTATGATGTAACAGCAGGTGGTACAGCTAGTTCTTCATTAACTGGATTAACTAATGCTAGATGGGGATATTGCAATATTGCTACTTCTGGTGGTAATTTTCTATCTATGGCTAATGGCGTAGATGCCCCACGTAACTACAATGGTACAGCATGGAGTACACCAACAATAACAGGTGTTACAGCGACTAATTTATTAGACCCAATACTTTATGCTCAACGGCAGTTTTTTATTGAGAAAAACAGCCTTAAAGTGTGGTATTTGCCAGTTCAATCAATTGCTGGGGCTGCTGCTGCTGTAGATATTGCACCATTTATGACTAGGGGCGGTTACATTGTTGCTCATGGTACATGGACAATTGATGCAGGTACTGGTGTAAACGATCATTATGTAATTATTACTAATAAAGGTCAGGTGATTGTTTATCAAGGTACTGATCCAACAACTTCTGCTAATTGGTCAATGGTTGGTGTTTGGGATATTGGCGCACCAGTAGGCCGTAGAAGTATGTACAAATATGCTGGTGATATGTTACTAATTACACAAGATGGTGTAGTTCCGCTATCAGGTGCTTTACAGTCATCAAGAGTACAACCTAGAGTAGCTATTACAGATAAAATTCAATATGCAATTAGTGCTGCGGTAACAGATTATAGTTCAAATTTTGGTTGGCAATTAATGTATGTACCTACAATTAATCAATTATGGTTAAACGTACCAATACAAGAAAATACTAACCAACAACAATATGTAATGAATACAATTACAGGTGCTTGGTGCAACTATACTGGTTGGAACGCTAATTGTATGGAAATGTACAATGATGAGCCTTATTTTGGTGGCAATGGTTATGTAGCTCATGCTTATAATGGTCTTGTAGATGATACAAGCAATATTACCGGTACAGCATTACAAGCATTTAATAACTTTAATAACGCAGGTTCTTTAAAACGCTTTACTATGAGTAGGCCTATATTTAGGACTGATGGTTCACCTTCTATTTTTGCTGGCATTAATATTGACTTTAATACTGATATACCAACAACTTCATTAACCTACTCGCCTAGTTCTTATGCTAAATGGGATAGTGCTGTATGGGATGCTAATATTTGGGGTGGTGGATTATCAGTATTACAGAACTGGCAAGGCTTAAATGGTGTAGGATATTATGGTGCGCCAGTAGTAAAGACTGCTTGTTCAGGAATTCAAGTAAGATGGGTATCTACTGATGTAGTCATAGAAGGTGGTGGAATACTTTAATGTTAGTTAAAGGCGAATATGTTGCTAGGTGGGTAATGGCTACAATAGGTTCTTTTACTGAAGGTATGACAGCATTGGGGTGGGAAGTAGATGGGGAAATTGTGGCAGGAACGGCATTTGAAAACTTCAATGGTAATAATATGTTTGGACACCAGCGAATTGACAAAGCTCCGCCTAAAGAATATTGGTTCTCAGTTGCCGATTATATATTTAATCAATGTAAAGTCAAAAGGTTTACGGCAACAATAGAGCAAGATAATGTTAAAGCAATTAGATTAAATAAACACATTGGCTTTGAAGTAGAGACCACTCTCAAAGAAGCAGGGCGCAATGGTGATCTTATAATTATGGTTTTATGGCCTAAGAACTGTAAAATGTTAAATTGGAGTAAGTAAAATGTTCAGTAAATTCGTATTATTAAGATTACAAGGTGTCCGTGATCCATTCATGTCTATGGCTAATGGTAAATCATCAGCCCCTCCTGCTCCTGACTATACAGCAGCAGCTAACGCTACAGCAGCAGGTAACTTAGCAGCAGCACAAACAACGGCTGCAGCCAATCGTGTAAATCAAGTAACGCCTTATGGCAACTTGATGTATTCATCTGCTGGCAATGATTCTTCGGGAAATCCGACTTATACGGCTACTCAGACTTTATCTCCTGCACAACAAGCGATATTAGACCAGACTAATCAACTTAATCAAGGTTTGATGAGTACAGCTAATCAAGGTTTATCTTATGCTAATGATGTATTAAGTAAACCTGGTGTAGATCAAAGCCAATTAGCTTCAACAGGAATTAATCCTGGTCAATCTTATCAAGATGCAATTATGTCTAGATTAAGCCCACAAATAGCACGTGAAAATCAATCATCTGATGCTCAATTGGCTAATCAAGGTATTGCAGCAGGTACAGAAGCTTATAACAATGCTAAAACATTATTAGGTCAAAATCAAAATGACAGATTAACTTCTGCTACTACACAAGGTATTAATACTGGATTAGCAGCTAATCAGCAAGGATTTAATCAAGCAGCTTATAACCAAATGCAACCTATTAACGTCATTAATGCTTTGCGTACAGGTTCTCAAGTAACTAATCCTAGTTATGCAAATGTGCCACAACAAGCTAATACTGCTGGCCCTGATTTACTAGGTGCTACTAATGCTCAATATACTAATCAACTTAATGCTACTAATGCTGCTAATGCACAATCAGGTAACTTTTTGGGTGGTTTAATGGGATTAGGTTCATCAGCCATAAAATATTCTGATGAACATTTAAAAACAGATATTAAACGCATTGGCACACATGATTTAGGTATGGGCATATATACTTACCATTATAAAGATGGTTATGACTTACCTACAGGGCTACAAGTTGGCGTTATGGCTCAAGAAGTTGAGAAAGTAATACCAGAAGCTGTAATCGTAACTGATAGTGGCTTTAAAGCTGTTAATTACGCAATGCTTTAGGAGATTAGAATGAATTTTGCACAATACTTACCAACATCAATGCAAGGCTTAATGCCTGGTGAAACAGGTGGCGTACCTAATCAGTTGCCACAAGATGACACCATGATGCAATTAGAGTTAAAGCGTAAGTTTGCTTTAGCTGATGCGTTAAAAAATCAAGCCATGCCACAAGGGCAAATGGTAGGTGATCGCTATGTATCTCCTTCATGGACACAATATCTAGCTAATGCGGTAGGTAAGTATCAAGGTGGACAAGCTGAAAATGAAGCTATTAAGCAATATGGTGACTATAAGACTGCTGAAAATACACGAATGGCAGAAGCTTTAGGTAAGTTTGGTAAAGCTTTTGAGCCTACTACTACAACTAATACGACTTATGCACCAGGTGTAGGTAAAGAATTAGCGATAGGTGATACAGTTCAAACCGCACCTAACTTTGGCGCAACACCTAATCTTACTGAGCAGGTCGCACCAACTTCACCTTATGGTACACAAAGTATGACAGGTAATGCTACTACTTCTGTACCTACTACAACTACATCAACAGTTAAACCTACTACAGAAAGTATCAATAAAGCATTTACTGATTATTCTATAGCGACTAGAAATCCTAAACTTGCTGAACAATTGATGATGAGCAAATTTACTGATTACCAAAAACAAAATGATCCATTTAAACTTGGTAAAGATGAAACTTTATTTGGGCGTGATGCAAATGGGAATTTAGTAAAATTAGCTACTAATCCCGGTGAAAATACACAGTTTGGTAAAATTAATCCTAGTGAATATACTCCAGCATCTGTGGCTACATTTATGCAAACTGGTAAACAATCTGATTTAGTATCTGCTAAACCTGCGGTTGTTCCTACTACTCGCAATATGCGACAAGGCAATCAAGATATTACGCAACAATGGAATCCATCTACTAATAGCTGGCAAACAATAGCTACTGGTAATGCGTTTAAACCTGATGAAGGAACACAAAAACCACCTGCTGGTTATGCTTGGGGTAAAGATGGTTCTTTAGTTGCTATTAAAGGTGGCCCTGCTGATAAAGCAGCTAATTTAACTGAATCTCAAGCTAATGCTAATCTTTTTGGTTCAAGAGCAAAAGCATCTCATAATATTTTAAATGGATTGGAAGGTAAGTATAATCCTGCACTTATACAAGCTCAAGAATCAGGCGCAGGTAATCTTCCTGGTGTAGGATATGTTTTAAATAAATTTGCCGATCAAAATACTCAAAGCGCAGCACAAGCACAGCGAGATTTTGTTAATGCTGTATTAAGAAAAGAATCAGGCGCAAGTATTTCATCAAGTGAATTTGACCAAGCTAGAAAACAATACTTTCCACAACCTGGTGATACTCCAGCAACAATAAAACAAAAGCATGATAATAGAGCAATTGCTATTAAAGGCATTGAAACTGCTGCTGGTCCTGCAAATAAACAAACCACAGTTGATTTTAATGACTTACATTAGGAGTAATAATTATGGATGTTAAATTACCTGATGGTACAGTTATTAGTAATATTCCTGATGGAATATCTAAAGCAGATTTAACTGCTAAGTTAGCTAAAAATGGATATGATGTAAGCAAATTATCAGCACCATCAATTCCTGATACTACTGTTGCTCAACCTAAAGTAGAAGCTCCTAAAAATTATACTTTAGGAGAATCTCTTGGCAATGCTGCAATTAATTTAATTCCTGATATTGGTCATGTTGCTTATGGGGTTGGTAAGACACTTTTACATCCTATAAATACAGCAAAAGGTGTTATTGATTTGGGTGCAGGGGCATTACAAAACGCATTACCTAAACAAGTAGTAGATTTTGTAAATCAAGTTGATGCAAATAATCCTCAAGCAATTGAATCTGCCAAACGTGCCGTAAATACTGCTAATGTTGTAGGTCAAGATTATAAAAATAAATATGGTTCTTATGAAGGATTTAAACGTGCTGTAGCTGAACATCCTGCTGAAGTAATGGCTGATGTATCTACAGTATTGGGTGGTGGCGCAGCATTAACAAAAGGGAGCAAACTTGGAGATATTCTTAGTGCTGGTAGTAAATATACCAACCCATTAACTCCTGCTGTTAAAGTAATAAGTGCAGCAGAAAAAGTGCCAGGTTCTATTGCTAGACAAGTTTTAGGCGTTACTACTGGAGTAGGTGCAGATACTGTTGGGGAAGCATATAAAGCAGGTAAAGCTGGCAATCAATCATTCTGGAATAACCTAACTGGTAAAGCAGATATGACTGATGTATTAGATGAAGCAAAAAATGCTTTAAATAATATTAAAAATGAAAAAAGTCAGCAATATAGAAGTGGAATGGTTAATGTAGGTAACGACAAGACTGTATTAGATTTTGGTGATATTGATAATTCTATTGCTAATGCTACTGGTAAAGTTTCTTATAAAGGTCAAGTTAAAGATAAGTTTGCTTCTGCAAAAGTTAATGAAGCTTCTGATGCTATTAATCAATGGAAAAATTTAGATCCTGCTCAATATCATACGCCAGAAGGTTTAGATGCTTTAAAGCAAAAGATTGGCGGTATATTAGAATCAATCCCATTTGAACAAAAAACTGCTCGTAGTGCTGTACAGGATATATATAACTCTACTAAGCAAACTATTACTAATCAAGCACCATCTTATGCTAATGTAATGAAAGATTATGCACAAGCAAGCGATTTAGTAAGTCAAATAGAGAAAACACTTTCATTAAATCCAAAGGCTTCTGTTGATACTGCAATGCGTAAATTGCAATCATTAACTCGCAATAATGTACAAACTAATTATGGTCAAAGAGTAAAATTAGCTGAAGAATTAGCTAAACATGGTGGTGAAAATATTATGCCATCATTAGCAGGTCAAGCTATGAATGAATGGTTACCACGTGGATTAGTAGGTAAAGGTGAAGATATTGCAGCTATTTTAGGTGCTACTCATATGAGTCCATCAACATTATTATTTCCTTTGGCTATGCCTAGAGTGGTTGGTGCTGGAGCATATGGATTAGGCAAAGTAGCAAGTAAAATTCCTAAATTACCAATGGCTACTGATAAAGCAAATTCATTAGCACAATATTTATACCAAATGCAAAACGCACAAAATCAAGGAGAGCAGTAATGTCAAGAAACGGAAGCGGTATATATTCACTTGCAACAGGTAATCCAGTTGTTACAGGGGCTACGATTTCATCTACGTGGGCTAATTCAACTTTAACTGACATTGCAACTGCTTTAACAGGTTCTATTGCATCTGATGGTCAAACAACTGTAACTAATAACTTACCTATGGGCAACTATGCTCATACAGGTGTTGCTGATGCTACTGTTAGAACAATGTATGCTACTGCTGGACAGGCGCAAGATTCTACCTTTACTTACTTAACTAGCCCTGCTGGTACTAACACAATGACTGCTACAGCCTCTTTAGGTATGTCAGCCTATGTAACAGGTCAGCGTTTCTTTTTCGTAGCTCCTGCGACTAACACAGGGGCTGCTACTTTAAACATCAATTCTATTGGTATTAAAAGTATTACTAAACAAGGCACTACTGCATTAATTGCTGGAGATATTGTATCTGGGGCAATTATTCAAGTGGTTTATGATGGTACTGAATTTCAATTAATAAGCCCATCAGGAAATGGTACTGTAAATTCATTTAGTGCAGGTACAACAGGATTAACTCCATCTACTGCTACATCAGGTGCTGTTACATTAGCAGGAACGCTTGCAGTTGCTAATGGTGGTACAGGCGTAGCAACACTAACAACAAACAATGTTATTTTAGGCAATGGTACAAGCGCAGTTCAAGTAGTTGCACCTAGCACATCTGGAAATGCTTTAGTTTCTAATGGTACAACATGGGCTTCAGGAATAGTTGCTAACACAGCTAAAGCTTGGGTAAACTTTAATGGATCAACTGCAACAATTAGAGCTAGTTTTAATGTAAGTAGTGTTACTAGAAATGGTACAGGTGATTATACAATTAACTTTACTAATGCTTTTGCTGATGCCAATTATACGGCTGCTGGCATACAAAATGGTTCTACACAAAATATGAATCCAACTCAAAGTGCTATAAGTACAACTGCATTTAGTTTTTATACTTCTGGCGGTAGTGGTGCTGGTAGTGGTGTAAGTTTTGGGGCTGTTGATCCTTCGTATGTAAACATGGTTTTTTTTAGATAAGGATAAATAATGGCACAACTTATAATTTATACAAATGAAACAGGCAATTTAAGCATAACTATTCCTACTGGTGAAATTAGTATAGATGAAGTTTTAGCTAAAGATTGTCCATCTCATGCAGTTATTATTGATGATTTTGATTTACCTAAAGGTGCAGATACTCAATTTTTAGATGCTTGGATACTTAATGGTAAATCTGTTTTAGTAGATTTTGCAAAAGCACAACTAATTTATTTAACACAATATAATACTAATGCTTTACAAATTGCCCAAGCTAGACAATTAAATACATTAGCAGGTATTTCTAATATTGTAGATGATGCTACTTGGTTAGCTAAACTATCTACTGATAGAAATGCTATTACAAGTGCTACTAATACTGACGGCTTAATAGCTATTTCTTTACCAACATAATAGGAATAATGATGGATTCAATAGATCGTGTAGAATATGGCAAGATGTTAGCCACAGTTGCTTCTTTAGAAAAGAAGATAGACAAAATGGAAACATCTCTAGACGAGCTATTGGCTTTAGCTAATAAAGGTCGTGGTGGGTTTTGGGCAGGTATGATGATTGCTTCATTAATTGGTGCTTTGGTGTCTTATTTTTCTAAAGCTATAATAGGTCAATAACATGATCCGTTTAAAGATAGCTTACAACTTCTTTCTTGATAGACTTGGTGAGCCTTCTACATGGCAAGGTGCTGGCTTTCT